ACTGAAGTGTTTGTTAAGTTCAATCCCGGCGCTTCCGCTTTCACTAACGCCGTTGGCATCTAAGGAGCTAAATCATGGCTATTTCACGCGCACAACTGCTCAAAGAATTACTCCCCGGCTTGAACGCATTGTTCGGTCTTGAGTACGCTAAATACGGCGAAGAGCACAAAGAAATCTACGAAACAGAATCATCTGAGCGTAGCTTTGAAGAAGAGACAAAGCTGTCTGGCTTTGCTGCCGCACCTGTTAAAAACGAGGGCGCTGCCATCGCTTATGACAATGCGCAGGAAGCTTTCACTGCACGTTACACCCACGAAACCATTGCGATGGGCTTTGCCATCACAGAGGAAGCTGTGGAAGATAACTTGTACGACAGCCTGTCTTCACGTTATACCAAGGCTCTGGCCCGTGGTATGGCTTACACAAAGCAAGTTAAGGCCGCTTTCGTCCTGAACAACGCTTTTTCTGGCTCTGGCGTGACTTACGGTGACGGCGTTACTTTGTGTAACACTGCCCACCCATTGGTCTCCGGTGGTACTAACAGTAACACTCCATCTACTCCTGCCGACTTGAACGAGACTTCTCTTGAGAATGCCGTCATTCAGATCGCTGCTTGGACAGATGAGCGTAGCTTGCTTATCGCCGCCAAACCTAAAAAGTTGGTGATTCCACCTGCTCTGCAATTCGTTGCCACTCGTCTGCTTGAAACCGAACTCCGTGTTTCTACTGCCGACAATGACATCAACGCATTGAAGAACAACGGTTCTATCCCTGATGGCTACTGCGTTAACCACTACTTGACAGACACCAATGCTTGGTTCCTGTTGACTGATGTGCCTAACGGTTTGAAGCACTTCATCCGCACTCCCATGTCTACCAGCATGGACGGTGACTTTGACACAGGTAACGTTCGTTACAAAGCCCGTGAGCGTTACAGCTTCGGCGTGTCTGATCCTTTGGGCATCTTCGGTTCACCCGGAGCCTAATAGGTTCAAAAAAAAGAAGGGGCTTCGGCCCCTTTTTTGTTGCATTGGTTTAAACGTAGTGGTATAAACATAGTAATCCGGGCTTATCCGGTGTTCTGACAGTCCCGGCTGACGACATGCAGACAGAACACCCCAACTTGCATGTAAGGAATACATCATGGCACGCACTACGTTTCAAGGCCCAGTTCGTTCATTGGGCGGCATTTATCAACAAGGTCCAGCTACTGTTGTTGACATCACCACAAGCACCACATTAAGCCCAGAAGCTCACGGCGGTCGTATCATCGCTGTTGGTGGTTCTTTGGCTGCAGCAGTCACTTTGACATTGCCAGCAATTAACGTTTCAACAAACTCTGTTACATCTGGCCCCGGTCAAGACCCAAGCACAGCTAACAACGAAGGCGTTGTTTACACGATCTGGGTTCCTACCACCATCTCTACAAGTTCATTGAAGATTGGTACAACTTCTGGTTCTGGCGATTTGTATGTTGGCGCTATTATTTCTATTGATTCAGACTCATCTGGCGCTGTAGTTGCCTTCTCTGCTAACGGTTCGTCTAACGACTTCATTAACTTGAACGGTACAACCACCGGCGGCGTTGCTGGCACATGGATTCAAATCGTGGCAATTGCTGCTGATAAGTACATGGTGACTGGAAACGTTATTGGTTCCGGCATTGTCGCTACACCTTTCGCAGATTCCTAATCAACCCAAGGGGCTTCGGCCCCTTTTTTAAAGGAGATTGATTATGATGCAAACTGACGTTAAATCGGGCCACCTGAACAACTCAGGTTTTGTTGTTTTGGGTCGCAATAGGCTCAAAGGTATATCTATGGTTGGCACAGCTACGGCTGGAACACTAGACATCTTTGACACAACCACAGCACCTGTCTCAGCTACATACGAGCGGGCGGGTACTCTTATCACTGTTACCAGAAACGCACACGGGTTGGTTACTGGCAATGTAGTCGGGCTTACGTTTGCAACAGCAAGCGGATCATCTGGCACAAACGGTAACTACACAGTTACACGCACTGGCGCAAACACTTTCACAGTGACAGATATTAACTCTGGAACTATTGTCGCCGGAACAGCGGCGGCATACGCATCTTTGTGGCTTGCTACTTACGATACTGGCGCAGGTGATACCTTTGGTAATTTTGCTTTGATTCCCGGTGAGGGGATTTTGGTAAGAAACGGTATCTACATGACCATGAGTAACTTACTTTCTGCGAACGTTTATTATGGCTAAGAGTCCAGCATGGCAGAGGAAAGAAGGCAAGTCCGAGAAGGGCGGCTTGAACGCCAAGGGTCGGGCCTCCGCGAAAGCGCAAGGCATGAACTTGAAACCTCCCCAGCCGGAAGGCGGCTCACGGCGCGACTCTTTCTGTGCAAGGATGAGTGGCATGAAGAAGAAACTGACAAGTGCAAAGACGGCAAACGACCCGGATTCACGGATCAATAAAGCATTGAGGGCATGGAATTGTTAGATCTAAATACCGCTTGGTCTGCCATCCTATCGTTAGTGATTGGATTGCTGGGCTACATGATGAACGAAAAGTTCAGGGAACTGGCTCGTGTCACGATCCTGTTGAACAAAACTCGTGAGGAGGTTGCCCGTGATAACGTTACTCAAGCAGAAGTTGACCGCATTACAAACCACATTGACCAGCGCTTTAACAAACTTGAAGCAAAAATTGACCAGCTTATTCAAAAAGGATAACTAATCATGTCAAATGGAACACCTACACCACCACCATCACCACCACCCAGAAGTGAAGGCACACCAAACTTTGGGGAGCCATCATCACTTGGCAAAAGTCTTCGTGATGCTGTAAGCATCCCTCTAGGTGGTGGTACGTTAGCACCCGCCAAAGTTGGTAAGGGGTATGGAGTTAGCTGGTCTAAAAAATTTAATAAAGGCGGTAAAGTTGGTTCCGCTTCTAAACGCGCTGATGGTATTGCCCAACGTGGTAAGACTAAGGGTCGAGTGCTGTAATGCCAAGCACAAGCAAGAAGCAACACAATTTCATGGCGGCGGTGGCTAACAACCCAGCGTTTGCTAAGAAAGCAGGCGTCCCACAGTCTGTGGGTAAAGAGTTTAACGAGGCTGACAAAGGCCGTAAATTTTCTAAAGGTGGCGACATGAAACACGAAGACGTAAAAATGGACAAGAAAATGATGCAGAAGGCCGTAAACAAACACGAAGGCCGTTTGCACAAAGGTTCTTCTATGACTAAACTGGCTGGTGGCGGTATGGCTGCATCTAAGATGGGCGCTGTAAAGACTGGCAAAACACCTGATGGCATTGCTTCTAAAGGCAAAACCAAAGGAACAATGATTGCCATGAAACGTGGCGGCAAGTGCTAAGGAGCTAACATGAAACGTAGATTTTATGAAGATGGCGGTTCTATTTTAGAGGAGGCAAATGCTTCCCAAGAAGCTATGGACATTGCTTCATCTATGGGCGCTGGCCCAAAAAATGAAAAAGCTCCTAAATCTGAAAAGCCCAAGAACCGAGTTGTTTCTAAGAAAGAATTAGAAGAATCCGGCATGAGTTTGCGCGATTATCTAAACCGTGAGCGTGGTTTAAAGCGTCGTGTTTCCAAAGATCCTACCGCTGGTGATTCTCCTGATAAAGCAGCACAAGAAGCTGCAGATTCTATTGATGCCACTCGTGATATGAGAACGCCTCGTTACACACCTCCCGGGTCTGCTCCAAAACAAACTACGCAAAAGCCAAAGCCAAAAGTGTTTTCACCAGATCGTCCTGACAATAGCTTCCCCGGCAGTAAGTTTGCTAAAGGTGGCTCTGTTTCTTCTGCGTCTAGTCGTGCAGATGGTTGTGCCACTAAAGGTAAAACTAAAGGCACAATGATCAAGATGAACTACGGCGGAAAGTGCTGACATGATGGCAAGCCGTGGGATGGGAGCAATATCTCCCTCTAAGATGCCCGGCGGGAAGAAGAAAGCCCGCCGTGACAGCACTGATTTCACGCAGTACGCTGAAGGCGGAAAAGTTAATGCCGCAGGTAATTACACCAAGCCTAGTCTGCGCAAGCGGATTGTGTCTCAAGTAAAAGCCGCAGCAACCCACGGTACTGGCGCAGGCCAATGGTCGGCTCGTAAAGCTCAGCTTGTAGCTAAGAAATACAAGGAAGCTGGCGGAGGATACAGAGATTGAAAGCTCCTCAGAAATCGCTTAAAGACTGGGGCGACCAAAAGTGGCGCACTAAGTCTGGTAAACCGTCAAGCAAGACGGGTGAGCGGTATTTGCCTGAAGCAGCAATTAAGTCATTGTCTCCTCAAGAGTATGCGGCTACGACCAAAGCCAAACGTGCTGGCAAGGCATCAGGCAAACAGTTTGTAGCCCAACCTAAAACGATTGCAAAGAAAACGGCAGGATTTAGATGACCACTACCGGAACCACACTGTTCAACATGGACTTCACGGAGATCGCCGAGGAAGCGTGGGAGCGTGCGGGTCGGGAAATGCGTTCAGGTTATGACTTGCGCACAGCACGCAGATCTATGAACCTAATGACCATTGAGTGGCAGAACAAAGGTATCAACATGTGGACTATGGAGCAGGGTATTATCAACCTAACTCCGGGTTTAGCTACGTATGCCCTGCCTACAGATACTATTGATCTGTTAGAACACGTTATCCGCACAGGAGCTAATACATCTTCTACTCAAGCTGATTTAACTATCACTCGTATTAGTGTTTCTACCTATGCAACAATCCCAAACAAACTCAGTCAAGCAAGACCAATCCAAGTTTGGATTCAAAGGCTTTCTGGGCAAACTAATCCAACGAATGCAGTCTTGGATGGAGCCATCACCTCCACGGCAACAACGATCACGCTTAACACGGTGGTTGGGTTAGCGGGAGCAGGATTTATTCGTTTAAACTCAGAAGACATCTACTATACCTACATATCAGGTAACACTCTTGGCGGTGTTTATCGTGGTCAGAACAACACTACAGCCGCCGCTCAAGCAGATGGCACAGCAGTCTTTGTCCCGCAGCTTCCTGCCATTACTGTATGGCCTACACCTGATAACACCACCACCTATCAATTCGTGTACTGGCGCTTGAGGCGAGTGCAGGATGCGGGTGCAGGTATGGAAACATCTGATATGAACTTCCGCTTCCTGCCATGTTTGGTGGCTGGATTGGCTTATCACATCGCAGTTAAAGTACCTGAGCTGATGCCCCGCATCCAGATGTTAAAACAGATTTACGATGAGACATTTGAGACTGCAGCCGGTGAAGACCGAGAAAAAGCAGCTGTTAGGTTTGTACCTCGTCAGACGTACATAGGTAACACATAATGGGTAATCGTTTCGCATCCGGCAAGATAGCGATTGCTGAATGTGATCGCTGCGGCCAGCAGTTTAAACTCAAAAAGCTTAAGAATGAAATTATTAAGCAGCGTAAGTATGAGTTGTTGGTTTGCCCTGAGTGTTGGGATCCAGATCAACCGCAGTTAATGCTTGGAACGTTTCCAGTGGATGATCCACAGGCTTTGCGTAACCCTCGCAAGGACACAACTTATGTGACTTCGGGTGTAAACGCAAGCGGCAATCCATCAGGTGGTTCACGAGACATTCAGTGGGGCTGGTCACCTGTTGGCGGAGCTAGGTTTTTTGATGCAGGATTGACACCAAACTACTTGGTGGCAACAACATTTGTTGGTACAGTATCAATATCTTAAGGAGTTAATTA